ATGTTGGTTGTCCGCTAGCCATCTTCAAGGTAAGTAATAGTTATATGTAGTTAAGAAGTAGTTATAAATATCAATATTTATAACTATTTTAATTAACAATATAATTATACCTTCATATACTTATTAAAGTAGCGGTACTTAATTGATAATAATATTACATGTAAATATGTTTATATAACTTAAAAGATTTTTTAAGGCTAAAAAAAAAAAATAATTATTTGCATGTTAATTGTAGTTACCGTTGCCATTTTGGCACAAGTAACAAATAACAAATGTCAAATTTAACATTTTGGTTGAAAAACCACCCAAGTTTATTGACACACCACACTATGTGGTATGATCTTTACATGCATGCCAGACAGCAAAGGGGTTGTATATGTGTGTTTTGCGATGGAGAAGCAACATTCGCACATCGCTTCTTGGTGTGCGCTTGTTGCCTTAACATATTTCACGCTGATTGCTTTGAAAAATAGGACCGGAGTTGTCCTATATGTCGCAAGTATTGTTCAGTTGGGGGTCAACTCATAGATTGGCAACCAGATTTGTTTGAACGCTTGCAGCGTCAAGAGTGTGAAAGGAAGGAGCGGGAGGTAGAACAGAGGATGCGGGGTGAAGGCCGTTAACGGCACAATCGCGCGATTTTGCAACATTCACATAAACGAACAGAATTTTTTTTATTGAATATTTAATGATTGAGCTTTAATGAGCTATGTGATTCTTGTGTAAGATCTCGTTAAAATCTTCACTATATGCCTTATTGTATGTTATTATATTATTTACTATTCTTATATTTTCCATATATCATTATTTATTAAATTATATATTCATTTTGATTTTCTTTATGTTTTTCTTGTATTGCATTAAAATCTTCTTCTATATTTTTACGAAATTGATTTGTTTTGATTAAGTCGATGTATTTCGTAATAGTTGTTAATGATAAATTATGTATATAATCTTGTATTTTACGATTTTATTGTAATGCTGTAATTTGAATATCAATTAAATTTAACATATTTATATATAATACTATGTTATTTTATCCTTTTTTTTTGTTATTTTATATTTGATATTATTTTATATAAATAATTCATATAAAATAATATATTTAATATTATAAATATATAATAAATAATATAATTCCATTTTTATAGATTATGGTTGTTAAAAAATTACATACTAAAACTCAACTTGTTAAAAAACAAAAAGATATTTTTAAAAATTTTCAAACTAATTTACTTAAAGATAGAAAACAAAAACAAAAAGATAATTTGAAAATATTTAAAGAACAACAAAAAAAAGACTTAGAAGACCATAAAATATATATTAAAGAAAATGTTTTAACATCAGAAGCAAAAAAAAATAAACTTTCAGAATTTAAACAAAAACAATCTATTTTATTAAAAGAATTTAAAAATATACAAACTATTGAATTAAATAAATTTAAAGATAAACAAAAAAAAGAAAAAGATGTATTAAAATCATTTATAAAAATTCATAAATTTGAAACAGAAAATAATGTTAATAGTGAATTAAAATTTTTAGAAAAAAATAAGAATAATGATAAGAATAATGATAAGAATAATGATAAGAATAATGATAAGAATAATGGTAAGAATAATGGTAAGAATAATGGTAAGAATAATGATAAGAATAATGATAAATCTGTGGAAAATATTGAAGAAAATATTGTAAAATCTTCTTCAAAAGTTAATGCAATTAATAATGAAGCACAATCTACAAAAATTCCTTCAAAATCTTCTACAATAAAATCTAAATCCTCAACTAAACAATCTAAATCTAAATCATCAACTAAACAATCTAAATCCTCAACTAAACAATTTAAATCTAAATCATCAACTAAACAATCTAAATCTAAATTATCAACTAAACAATCTAAATCTAAATCATCAAATAAATCAATTACTAAAAGTCCAGAAATTGAACCTATGCCATTAGAAGAAAGAATTGAATATATTAAAGAACATATTGATGAAATTGGTATTCTTGATCCACAAGGAAAACATATAAATCCTTTAAATGGTCTTCCTTATTCAGAACATTATAGAGATTTAGCTGAAAATAATTGGTCTAAATTACCACTTTATAGTGGAGACCATCCCAAAAATATTATACAATTAATTAAAGATAATCAAGTTTTACTTTTTACTGCTGGAACAGGTGTAGGTAAATCAGTTTTAATTCCTAAATACGCATTACATTCAACATTATATCAAGGAAAAATTGTCGCAACTATCCCAAAAATAGCACCTGTTAAAAGTAATGGTAAATGGACTGCTGAAACTTTAGATGTAGAATTAGGTAAAGAAGCTGGATACCAATTTAGAGGCTCTAATGAAGGATTACCTGACGGTCAAGTATCACATTCTAAAGATACTAAAATTAGATTCTCTACCGATGGTTCTATTGTAGCAACTTTACTTGGTGATGACCCTACATTAACTTCATATGATATAGTAATTGTGGATGAAGCACACGAACGCTCTATTAATATTGATTTATTATTAATGCTTATGAAAAAAGCACTTAAAGGAAATCCAAAACTTAAACTTATTATTATGTCTGCAACTATTAATAAAGAAATCTTTAAAAATTACTTTGCTAAAGATTTTAAATTTGCTGAATATGAAGTATGTGGTGTAAATTTTCCAGTACAACATATATATTTAGATAATCCAATTAAACCATTAAATTCAGATATGATTATTCAAAAAGGTGTTAATTTATATATTGATAAAATATTTAATAAAGCTATTGAAGATATACGCAATCAAAAAGCAAATGGTATTGATAGAAAAGAAATATCGTTAGAATATGATACACTTTTCTTTGTTAATTCTCCAAGTGAAGCAGGAATTTCTTGTAATTTATTAAATCAAAAATTAAATCAAATGTCTGATATTGATGAAATTCCTATTTGTTTAGAATATGCTGGAACTACAAGCGACCAATTAATGAAAGATATGGTAGAATCTAATGCTTATAAAAATGCTAAAGAATGGAAATATTTATTTAAAATTGTATTCGCTACTAATGTTGCTGAAAGTAGTATCACTATTGAAACATTAAAATATGTAATTGATAATGGAATGGCTATTGTTAATTCATATAATCCTATCACTAATTCCCGTATTTTAGAACAAAAACGAATTTCTAAAGATAGTGCTAAACAAAGAGCTGGACGTGTTGGTCGCAGAAGCCCCGGTACTTGTTATAAATTATATACACAAAAAGAACATAATGATATGATGGAACATAAAATATTAGATATTCAACAAAATGATATTACACAAAATTTATTACAATTATTATATGTTGAACAAATTAGAACAGTTCCAAAATTATTAGAACTTCTCTCTAATTTTATTGAACCTCCTAAACAAGATTATATTAATTCGGCATTAAATATATTAAAACGCTATAATTGTATATCTGGTGAAAAAAGTAAAGAAGTTATTACACCATTAGGAGATTTATGTACTAAAATTAGAAAAACTGACTTTTATTTAATTAAAGGTATGCTATTAAGTAATTTATTAAATTGTTCCAATGAAATGTCTTTAATGGTTTCTGGTATTATGGAATCAGGAAATCAAATTACTAATATATTTAAAAAAGATTTTGATAAAACTAGTGCTCAACAATTTTCTGATAAACGTAAAAAATTAAAACTAATACACGATAAAAGCGACCATCTAACTGTATATAGAGTTTTAGAAGCATTTAAAAAAATAAGAGATTCATCAGATGTGGAAACTACTAAAAAATGGTGTTCTGATATTAATGCTAATTATAATAAATTAAATAAAATGATTAAAAAATCTAAACCTATTTCTCAAGAAATTAGAGATATTGTAGGACATAAATATACTTTAGAAAATTTAATAGCACATTTTGATGGAGATAATTATCAAATGATTTTTGATGAATCAACTATAGAAGAACCTGATAAAAAGAAAATAGATGAAAATAAAAATGAAAAATTATTTGGAAATAAAATACAAAATAATAAATTGTATCTTTCAACTATATTAAAACATAATATAAATATAGAACAATTTAAATCTATCAAAATTGAAGAAAAATTACTATTATGTTTAGCATTTTCATATTCAACAAATATTTCTAAATTATCTGACAAAAAGAAAGGTAAATATACAACTATTATACCTTTTAAAAATGTTGAAGCACCATTGTCTCCTGATAGTATGTATAAAGATAGTTCTAAAAAGAAACCACTCAAATATATTATATATAGTGAATTAGGTAATATATTCGGTCAATTTAAATATAACTTTGTATCAGCTATATCTGATTCATTATATTCAAAAATAAAATAAAATAAAAAGTAGAATTAAATAAAAGAAAAGAAATAATTAATTAAAATTATTATTTATATTAAAAATAAATTTTTTTTATTTTTATTTAATATGTTTTATTTATTTGCCACAACCTTCATTAAGAGGCATCATATTTGCAAATGTTTCAATATTTGCACCTATTACATCATTCATAGATGAGTCACCTTGTATTTCATTATTCATTGGAACTTCCATGTTGTTTCCCATGTTGTTTCCCATGTTATTTTCCATGTTATTTTCCATGTTGTTTCCCATGTTGTTTTCCATGTTGTTTCCCATGTTGTTTCCCATGTTGTTTCCCATGTTGTTTCCCATGTTATTTTCTTCTTCATTCATGTTTTCTTCATCATTCATGTTTTCTTTGTTATTTTCCATCTTTTCTACAACGTTGTTTGCTTTTGGTACTGATACACCCCAGATTGAAGCATATACTACGGATAAGAATAACATTAAAGCCCATAAAAATGTCAGACCAACAAATACCCATCCCCAAAATCCACACCATGACTTATCTTGGCAACTTGTCATACAGTTAATAATATATACTGATACAAAGAATGGGAAAAGAAGAGATATAACAGCAACTAAACGCTCAGATAAGTTATATGTTGAACCTTTAATTGGAAGCATTACTGCAATAAGTAATAAACCATATGCGATTGCTACAACAAGTGCTTGATCTGATAATACCATTTTTTTTTCTTCAACTTTTTGTAATACATTTGTTAATGAACCACCTTGTGTTGCTGTTATTTGTTTTGTAATACCAGTAACAATTGGATTATTTCCACCCTTTTTACCACCACCACGCATTAGTAATGGTCTATTTCCACCCATTTGACGAAGTTCAAGATTTCCACCCTTTTTACCACCACCACGCATTAGTAATTGTGTATTTCCACCCATTTGACGAAGTGCAAGATTTCCACCTGAAAGACCTGAAGATAATGGACGTCTTGTATTAAATTTATTTCCGTTTTCCATTTGTAATAATAAACTTTATATATTTTAAAATTTTTATTAATTTTTTTTATTATATATACATAAAAAAAATATGAAAAAATAATTATTTATTTCTTTTTAAATTATTATTTTTTTATTATTTTTATATTTTTATATTTTTATATTTTTATTTTTTTTTTTATTATTCTTTTTATTTTAAATTTTGTTATAAGATTTATATATTTTTATAGTAACAAAAAAATTTTTTTCAAAACGTCAAAATGTCAACTGCGCTCTCTCGAAAGACGGTCGCTATCTGTGCATCCGGGGTTTCTTCTGTTCCCGGTTTTCAGCCAACCGCCTTCTCGAAGCGCTCCTTCAATTCCGGCGTCATGAACTTGCCCATCTGGGCGAGCTTGTGGCGCTCGTTCAACACGACCTTCTTCAACCCTTTCGGGTTCGTCGTGCGCACACCGTCGATGTGCTTCAGTGCGCAGTTGAGCTTCCATTCAGCGGACTGCCGGCCGTAAACCTGCCGTTCCTCCTCCTTCTCAACTGCGCGCTTCTCCGCGATCTTCTGTTGGCGCTTGCCCTCTTCAATCGGGTGCATGTTCCAGCAGTCCTTGTAAGGGCACTCTTCGCCGTTAGGACACTGGGTCATGAACCAGCCGTTCCCATCGAAATGGCGGAGTTCGCACTCAAGATCCTTGCAGAAAGCGCCTTTGGGGCACTTGTCGCCCTGCGGATGTCCGGTGCAAGTTTCCTTCTTGCACGCGGATCCGTATTGGCACTTCCAGACCTTCTCGGGCGGCTTCTCAGGCAGCTTCTCGGGCAGCTTCTCGGGCTGCTTCTTGCCGCACAGGCGCTTGTAATCATCCAT